CTACGCCATCCGCCTGACAATAATGTTTTGTCAAGTTTGTCTATAAAGTTTTTGTAGTTCCATGTAAACTTTTTGTTAGCATCAAATGTATTGTTTTCTGAGTAAGGTATTCTGTGGACTGTAGTCCATCTTAAAAATTCATCTTCTAGAATGCTGTTAACATTTGCTGTGTTGAAATCTGTAGTTCTAAATTTACCAGGTAATGTTTTTTTAATATCAAAAACATTATCGTCGTAATCTGTTTTTATATTATTGTATATACGTTTTTCAAGTTCTAAAATAACATTGTCTCTAGCGTCACCGTATGCTATTGTTTTACTGCCATCGTGTCCTGTAATAACTGTTTGTTCAATATCATAAGTGTTGTCTAGTTCGATACAAGGTTTGTATTTAGGATACAATCCAAGTTTAGTTGGAGTTGTAGGAATATAGTTGCTGTTTGTATTGTTGTAATCAACAATCTTAATTACATCTCCTATTGCTAGATTATATGTTTCTTTAAATGTAATAGATGCTGTAGTATCAAAACTAAAATCAATGTCTTTATATAGTTGTACATCATTTTTGTATACAAGAACTGCTCTAGCACTAGGTACCTTGTCATTAAACACTTGAGCAATTTCATAAGTTTTTGTTCTGTTATCTGTAACAGTAATTGTAATAGTTTCGTTGTCAGCACCAAATGGAACCATGTCACTTGAATAAAACGGCATAGTGCTTGACTTATTACTATTAATGTTTTCTATAATTTTATCTACAGTATCTACCGGATCAGTTAAGTCTAATCCGTCTAATGTTTCTACAGCATTTACAAATCTACTTTTAAATTTTTCATATTCATTACCAGCGTATCTTACAGAGTCAATGTAATTTAATTCATTGTATTGACTTAATAACATACTTGTAATCAAACTTGAACTGTGTTGAAGAATTGTTCCTTCAGTTTGTTTTGCTGTTCCAATATCTCTTAAATTATTACTTCCTTGTAAACTACCTGTAAACATTTTATGACTGTCTACTAGTGCCTGTATGTGATTTTGTAATTGCCCTAAAGTAATAGTTTCAAACTTTTCGTTATTAGCATTTCTTTCTAAATTACCTGGTACAGTATAATAACCTTTTGTTGTAGGAATGCTTGTTGTAAATCTTACAACAATTTGATCGTCTACTGATAAAGTATCGTTAAGTGTAACAACATTTTTTCCTTGAGTAACTCCGGTAGTAAAGTTTGTTGTCTTTTTATTGTTAACGTATACAAAAATATTTCTAAGTATATCAGTTGACGATAAAGGACTTTGTCCTATCTCATAACTTTTTACTGTAGCATCACTTACAGTATAAATTACTTCTTGTAATTGTCTACTATTTCTTGTACCCTTTTCCCAACCGTTACTATAAGAAACTGTACTGTCATATGGGTTTCTGACTTTTACAACACCAGTACTTGTATTTTGTGTTTTAACAGGCTCGCCGTGTGTAAATGAACTTGTAATATAGTTGTTTTCAAAAACAATATCGCCTACGTTATTAAATGTTCTGTAAGTTAAAGGTATACCTATCTCACTATCTTTTGAACCTGTACCTTGTTTGTATGTGAATAAATTATTACCTGTCCAGTTATTTGCTGTGTAGTCTTTAAAGTTTGTACCATTTCCATCAAACATAGCAAAAATAGGATTTTGGTTTTTTGTTGTTTTACGTTGTGAAACTTCCCATTTAGAGCCAGCCCAGTAATAAGATGCTCCTTTATTATTTGTTCCGTGAGTAGCATACACACCATCACCAACGGAAATGCTTATACCTGAATCTTCTAATACAATAGTTTCAGGCACACTGTCAGCATCTAAATCAACATAACCAACAGTCCAGATTGTTTGTCTTGTTTGTACATCATTGTCATTTATAGTAACAATTTTGTCTCCTGCTTGTAGTTGAACACCGTCTACAAAATATCCGCTACTGCCATTTATATCTGTTAGAATATCTTTATCAGTTGTAGTAATTAATTTTACACCTTCAATTCCTTTTGTAGCATGATCAAATAATTCAATGCCACTGTTGAATTCTATAATAGGTCTGTTTGCTCTAGAGTTTTCATCAATGACTGTGTTTACTTTATTGTATCCTGCTGTTGCTGTAATAACATCTTTATGGAACCATCTGTTACTTCTACTCCAAGCATTAAAGTCTACAGAACCTCTTGCTATTGTGATGTAATCTTTTCCTTCAAGTGTCATTTCAGGTGTTGGTAATTGTGTATCAACTAAATGTATTTTCTTACCTACACCTTCTACATAATAAGTTTTATTTCTGTAGACAGGTTCTTTAATTGTTGAATCAAATTGAATCTTAAGTCCGTTAGTAAATTGTACATTGTTTGGACTAGTATAAGTTTCTTTTCCTAAAAAGTCTTCAGCACTAATTGTTTCAGTTTCTTGTTCTACAATTTTGATTATACCAAATGCTTTTGGATCGTTAGCATTTTGATAATACAATGTATCTAAGTTTGCTGTCTTAACAGGAATAATTGTTGCTTTTGTTGTATCTGTGTTTCTGTAAAATTCTCTACCAGCGTAAGTATTACCTTCTTGAACAAATAGTTTTTTGTCATATGTAAGTTTGTCTATTTTTGCTAAAACAATAATTCCGCCAACTTCTTGAATTTGGAAAATACCTAAACGATCTTCAGTTGCTACTGTGCCATTTTCTTGTTGGAAGTTTAATCTATCCCACGGAGCGATATCATAATCTGCTGTAAATGTCCAGTTTGTATTATCGGTAGCATCGTTTGAATCTTGTAAGAATAAAACTTTTTTGTTAAGTAAATTTCTTTGTCCGTCTATACCGCCAAATTTTTCTACAAGAGAATCAATGGATCTACCTTGTACATCTTTATATGGCACATCAGATATTAGATCAATATTTTCTACATTATAACCATCAAATCCATCTTGTGCTGTTGCTAGTGGAACAGTAAATGTAATACCACCGTATGTGCTTAAACCATCAGTACCATTAGTTCCGCCGTTGTTTGTTACACCATGTATTTCACGTGAACTTTTAGTTTTAGTACTTGTTTGAAATCCTGATAAGCCTGGTTCTGTTTGTATAAACCATTGTGATTCTAATTGGTTTGTGTTAAATGTATATGTACCTGTTCTTGCTATGTAGATAATTGGATTATCGCCTGTAGTACCAGAAACATTATAATTGTTATTTTCTTCGTTATAGTTTACATCAAATGTTTTTTGTAGCGGAATATCTCCTCCACTTACATTTACAACATCCGGACCATTTTCTAAATAGTAGTAACTGTTAAAGTTTACAATTTTATCAAAGTCTATAAACCCTGCCCAGTTATAAAATTCTTGATTGAAAAGTTTATTTTGGTCAGCAGTACTAACACCATTGTTTTCTAAAAAGTGTAAAAAGTCATCAAACGTTACAACAGTATTTTCATTGTCTGACACAACAGCAGGTTCAAGTTGATAGTTTGTTCTCTTGCCTGTGCTTGTTAAGTAGTTGTCAGATTTTTTAAAACTTGGACTAAACTGTCTGCCAACATATCCATTAATTCTAGATAAGTTAGCACTTGACATCAATTGGTCAAGTGTAGCACTTAAAAACTTTTTGTTTTTATCGCTTTGGTAAACTTTAGGTAAAAACGTTGATGTGTTACGCTTGGCCATTAGTAACTACTGCCTCCACTGCCTGATGAACTAGATGAACTACTTGATGATGAACTTGTTCCTGTACTACTGAAACCTGCACTTGTTGTACCTGTTACAGCAACGCCTGTTTGTGTACTAGCAGTAGAGCCATTGTTAACAACACCACTTGCTTGGATCTTAGATGCTGTAATGCTGTCAATGATTTCTACATCATCAACAGTAGCACCACTAACTAGTATTTCATCAAAGTTAGATTTAATTTGGAATAAACTACCAAATGTTTGTTCTGATGATTTTGGTACAATTACTACAGAATTAATTTGTGTTGGTAATTCGCTATGAATATACGCTGATAATTCTGAGAAGTAAAATGTATCACCAAAGTCCCAGTTGTTAACATTGAAGTAACTGTTAATTACTTCGATTACTTGTGATTTTATTTCTGAGTCACTTAAACCCAATTCTGTATTTTTTACAATTTTAAAAGTTGCTTGTAATTCTGTGTCTGCTTTTGCTCCAAACAATGCTTTAAATTTAGCACTGTGATATATTATCGAATCACTAATTGCTTTATCTGATTCGATAGTTCCAAAACTTGTTCTTAAACTTTCACTGGTAGGTTCATTTGGTTTTGTAACTGTTTCTGTTGAATCAGTTAACCATTCTTTATATGAATTATTATATGCCTGTGTAAGAATGTACAAGTCAATAATATTACTTGGACTAGGGTCTATTCTTTTGTCATTTGGAGCATTATGTTTATATTGAAACTTAATATCATCTCTTCCAACAAAATATTTAAATGACTTTGCCAGTAGTGGTATTGTTTCGCCTGGTGCTACTGCCACTGTCAGTTCAATTTTATTTTGTATAGTTGTTGACGCTATAAATTTATTATCTGTAGCACAGTAAAATATTGTACCTGACGGGTGTAAAGACTTAACTGCTTCAACTTCTCTTGTTGTACCATATTCTTGTATTACAACATCACTACCTGTTGGTTTAAATCTTTCAATGTTGTCATAGTCTAAGAAACTTTCAAAGAAAACAAACTTTCTTGAACTAGGCGAACCTTCTGGATCATCTATGCCAACTACTTTATCAAAACTTTCTGGGTTGTCTGTAATACTATCTAAATCACTATCGCTGTATGTGATTTTTATTTTTGTGTTATCTTTGTATCCGTCTACTTCAGTGTCCATTCCAATTATGTCAAATGTGTAATCATTTTCTAAAGGTGATTTTTCATTTGGCTTATTGTTTACGCCTAATACTTTTACGTTATCTCTTACTGTGTTACCTGATACACTGTCGTAAATTTTTACACTGTCATCAAAATAAAATCTTGTTTCTTCTTTACTAGCAAAATACATATCTAGTTGTCTACTTTTAATTGTATACGTTTCGCCATTAGTTGTAAACTGTACTAACCAACTAGCATCTAAATTTGTTTCAAGAGAATTACCAGCATAGTCATTTGAGTAATCTTTGTTTCTTGCTAAGTTTAGATTTGTTATCAAATGCCATGTGCTATTTTCGTGATCAAATCTTATTCCAAAATCTTTGTACTCTTTAATTTCATTTAACATTGTATTTTCAAATGTAGCAGTTAAATCACTGACCCACTTTGGATACACTTTGTTAACTAAAGCACCAGTAGGTACTACTTCGTTTAATGTAATAGCACCATCGCCTCCAATGTTCTTGCCATTTGTAGAACCGTCACCTAAGCCATTATTTTTAATTTGTGTAACACTACACCAAATATTATCTTTGGCACCCGGATGATTTGTATCACTACCTGCCATTAATGAACCATTCTTCATAAAATGATTACCAACAGGTGCTATCATTTTAATCAAACTACTTAAAGTTAAAAATTTAGTATTATTTGTTTGTTCTACTTGAACAACATTATTTTCGTTGTCTGTAAAATATCCTGTACAGGTATTTTTAGTTGAGTTTACTTGATTCCATTTAATTGTTTGTGGAAAGTCTTTAGCAACAAAGTTCTTTAGATAAAAGTGATACATTGACTTACTGGCAATGTTTTTCTCTACAATATTTTTTATAACACTGATAATATCGTTGTCGTTGTTGAAACTAAATGTATCTGTTTTAGATGATTCTTTTCTGTAAATTACTCCGTCATCACTAAAGATATTTGTAGAACTATATTTGCCTGTAGAATCTTTAACATCTAAAAATCTACTAATACCACTAGACGTTCTATTAATTGCTTTTGATTTAATAATGCTTGTGAATTTTGTTAAAGGATAGATGTTGTAATCTTCTCCATTTACCATTCTATTTTGTGTGTAATAATTTTGTGGCGCTAATTGTTTTACTCTTGCTAGTGTTTCTCTTGAACTAGCAGTATTAATGCCTTGCTGTAAACTTAAACCAACTGTTAAAGTTTCTTGTTGATTTGTTCTGCTTACATAGTTAAAACTTAATTCTATATTTTGTAAATCGCCGCTTTTGATTGAATAAGTTGAACCAGCACTTTGTCTGTAATAAAGTTTAAATCTGCCTTTTGGAATATCAGCAAATACACCGTCAGCAAATACTAAGCGTATTTGATCATTAACCTTACTGTCAACAGCATATAGTTTTCTGTTTGTTTGATTTAAACTGTTGTAGATAACATTAGTACCGTTTACAGCAGGAACCTGTGTCCATTCTTCTGCTATTGTTCCGTCATCATTTACAGAAAATAACCAAACGTCTGAGTTGTTAATGTTGTCAATGTTTACATCATATGTAATGTTAGGCAAACCTGAATCTAGTACAAAATCTAATTCTCCAAGTTCACCTTGTTTAAAGTATGTAAAAAATCCTGTGTTAGCACTGCCATTACCTTTGCCATCAGTTCTATAAAACATTGTAAAACTGTTACCTGGCGTAGGCGCTTTTTCATAAATGTAATCTTGTCCGCTCATTGTAGCGTTTACTAATTCAAAAGCAAACGTACCACTGTTCACACTTGCTTGGAATGGCAAATATGGTTGTGTTCCTGGTAAGAGTGTAAGTTCATACTGTTGTGTTTTAACTGTGCCTATAGTTTTTTCTAAACCAGGCTTTCCTATTTTTTGGCTATTTGCCAAAGCCGCATTTAAAATTGTATTAAACTGTTCTTCATAATCAGCATTAACTGGATCATTCCAATATACTGTTCTTTCACTTAAATTATTGTTAGCACTGTCAAAGACATTTTCTGAAGTTGAGATAGAAGTCATCTTCAACATACCTTGAGCAGTTGTGTTTCTTTTAGGTTTGTAACCTAACATATTTGCTAGTCTTAAAATACTATCTCTTCTTTGAGCAGTTTCTAAAAAGTTTTCTCTAGCATTTAAATCTTGTCTATAGGCTAAACTTTGACCAAAGAAAGCAATCAAATCAACAAGGGCAATATATTCAGAACTTTCTACAAAGTCATTGAAATCCTCTGGAAAGTTTCTACGTAGATAAGTGATCATTGTAGTTCTTAATGTTTCAAAGTCATAACTTTGAAAGTCAGCATCTTTAAAAGTTTGATAAACTTTTTGCCAATTTTCACTTACAAATAAATTTGTTTGTCTTGTTGTTGTAGCCATTATTAATATCCTGTACCCGCGGAAGCAGTTTGCTGGTTATTATTACTGATACTTCCTCCTAGTACTGAGTGTGCTTCTTGATTAAAATCATAAAGTAACTGCTCTGTTATATCTGCTGGAATATATCTTAGTGTCATACTAACCTGAATACCTTGCTCGTATGAACTAGGTACTACTTCTAAAACTTCTAGTCTAGGATCTGCTTCTCCTATTTCCACTATATTATCAACTATTGTAGCATGGGCGTCATCTGTGAATGGTTCAAACAGCATATCCCATATTACACATCCAAAGTCTGGTCTCATTATTCTTTCACCTTTTCTCACATTTAAGTTATTCATAAGGTCACGCTTTACCAACTCAAAGTCGGTAAATGTTACGTTAGCAAACTCATTGCCAGATGTAGAAAATCCTCTGAATGTTGTCATATAAATATTTATGTAAAAAATAATATGAGTATATAATTCCCGTGTTTGATTTTAACAAAATAAACAGTTTTCAAGTAGAAACGTCAACATATTGTAATGTTGCCTGTCCTTTATGCCCAAGACACTTCATGGGTACAAGTATTGTACGTCCTACACTAAGGCAAAGGCATATCTTATGGCCACAATGGCAAAAGTTTCTTACAGATATGGACCCAATACTTGAAAATATGCACCATAACCCTAGTTTAGTATTCTGTGGCTGTCACGGAGATCCTGCTATGACACCTGACTGGGAGCCTATAATTGTTGAATCGTCAAAAAGAAAGTATGTTATTGATGTAGAAACCAACGGCAGTATGTGGAAACCAGATGTGTGGAGCAATATTGGTAAAGCAATGGGCGAAGCAGAGCAAAAACAAGGTGTAGAAAAAGTAATGACGTTTAGTATAGACGGATTAGCAGATACTAACAAGTTATATCGTATAGGTATTAATCATGAACGTGTGATGGCTAATGCTAAGGCATTTATAGAAGCAGGCGGAAAAGCACGTTGGAAAATGATTGTGTTTAAGCACAATGAACATCAAATAGACGAAGCAAAGCAATTAGCAAAAGATATGGGTTTTTGGGAATTTGATAAACACGTTTCAACAAGAAACTTTGAATACAATTTTAAAGAACTTGAAAAGAAAAACAAAAGAGAAAAAGATCGTTTAGCCAAAGAAGCAGAGCCAGAAGTAAGAGGCGAAATCATACCTGTAGAAAAATTATCAGATACTGTCAAAGAGATTATGCCAGATTATGAAGTTGAAACTGATGCTAGGAAGGCTAGAAAAGGTGTAGTAGAAGAACAATCAGAAACAAAAGTAGAGTTGAATATTACACAAGAAGGGGCGGAAATATACAAAAAAGTTTTGGAACAAGCAGATATTAGTACTATAACTTGTGACTTTAAAGAACAACGTATGATGTATATTGATGCTGAAATGTTATTATGGCCTTGTAACCATATTGCCGCAACAAAACAAGAAGACATGACTCATATGAATAAATTACAAGAAGAATATGGTATTGGTTGGAACAGTTTAGAAAAACATACAGCAGAAGAAATATTCAATCATGAATA